ATTCTTCTCATTCTCTCTGACAAGATCAGTTTGAGTAGCATCACCACAGAACATAATCTTTGAGTCCTGTCCTACTCTTGTCATTATACTATCAAGTTCATGATAATTCAAGTTTTGAAATTCATCAACAATAATAATTGCTTTATCAAATGTTGTTCCTCTAATGAATGAGGTGCTCCAAAAATCAATAGTTTCCTGTGCTCTTAAATTGCCATAGAGCATTTGGAAATCTGCTTCTGTACGCATCTCAAACATATACTTTACCATAGCCTTGTAAGGTAACTGATAAAGTGTGGACTTGTCTTCATGATCACCA